ATTTTCTACTGGTGGCGGATTTTCTACTGGTGGCGGATTTTCTACTGGCGACGGATTTTCTACTGGTTGCGGATTTTCTACTGGTGGCGGATTTTCTACTGGTGGCGGATTTTCTACTGGCGACGGAGTTTCTACTGGTTGCGGATTTTCTACTGATTGCGGATTTTCTACTGGCGACGGAGTTTCTACTGGCGACGGATTTTCTACTGGTTGCGGATTTTCTACTGGTTGCGGATTTTCTACTGGTGGTGATGATGAGTTGAATCCAAATGTGCTCATAATAGTAGATTGTATACTATCTGATATACTTGGGGGTGGTTTCAGTGTATTTGTATCACTAAGAGAAATATCTGTCGTGTTGAGAGAACCATCTATCGTGTTGAGAGAACCATCTATCGTGTTGAGAGAACCATATTTAGTGTTAATATCTGTTGTGACAAAAGAAGGAATACTAGTTGGTATCACAAATGTATTTTTCATATTATTATCGCGTTCCAGATTCAATTCATACATTTGTTCTTCAAATATTTTTTCAAAAATAATTAATGCTTGAACGAAATATTTTTCACAAGTGGTATATAAATGAAGAATTATGTCTCGTGTATCATTTTCTAATTGTATTAATTTATCTAGAGACAATTCGGGGTTTATTTTATATTTTTCACCTTCTGAAATAAATATTTTTTTTAAAATGTATAATAATTTTTCTTTTGTAGTATTTGTATGTTCTTGTATAATATATATTTTATCCAAGTATTTCTTGATGTGTTGATTATTTTTTGATACAATTAAATCTTTTACAAAGTGTTCCTTATCACAATAATCAAATGTTTTAAAATCTAATAATTCAATATCATGAAATGATTTTATTTCTTTGGGTTTATTTTTTTTGCCAGTAAATATCTGATAAAATATGGTTAAATCCTTATTATATTTTTTCTTCATTTTATTACTCATTTTAGTCCATTTTTTTTCGTTGTTATCAAAAATATCAAAATATAATAAATCCATTTCTTTTATACCAATTTCTTCGTTCAATCGTTTGGTGGAATTATTCATAGAGCATAATTTTTCACCAGGATTTATAGTTACTTGTTCACCTTCTATATTTAATTTATTTTTTAATATATTCAATCGTTTTCGACATAAATTAAGTGGATTAGTGATTTGACTAATACGAGGTTTTACATGTTGAGCGATTGATTTGTAGTCACCAAAGTCTTTTAAATAAAATGTTTTATGTTCACCATCTTCATCTTCATAAAAATATTGCGGATCCATTGTAGCTACTACCGCACTATATATCGTTATTATTTTCATATAATATTTCGAAATATTGTGAAGAAATTTATTTTTTATTCTATCATTTTTAGGTATTAAACTAGTGATATCATGTTTGTCTTGTGTGTAAATAGGTTCTTGAACACCATGCTGAATACGTTCATTCAAAAATCCTAATTCTAATTTGGTCAATCGTTTATCCAATATACTACTGGTTAATATAATCATATTATTATAATAATCTTTATCACCTAATCGTATCAAATCTATGGTGTTTTGGGTTAATATATATTTTGTAGCAATATCATCAATTTGTTCAGGCAAATTTGTAATATCTTCGTCTTTTATAATATCTTCTATTACATTTTGTTTAGATGTAGAAATACCCATTATAATAATATTATAAAATAAAATTGAATTAAATACATAACATAATTTTTTGTGTATGAACAAAGATTTATGGAAACACTTTGAAAAAAAAAAGTTGGAACCTATTGAAACCACTCATAAGTCAAATTGTAAATCATGTGATTCGTTGTTGAAAATAACTGAAGAAGGATTTTATTGTTGTGGTAATCCTTTATGTGGAATACTTATCACGGATACGATAGACCACGGTGCCGAATGGCGTTATTATGGTACCGACAATAGTGGTCCAGATATGTCTCGGTGTGGTATGCCTGTTAATAATCTTTTAAAAGAATCTTCATTTGGTTGTAGAATTAATTGCAATGGTAAATCAACTTATGAAATGCGAAAAATAAGACGTTACACTGAATGGCTATCTATGCCTTACAAAGAAAAATCAAAATATGACGATTTTCAAATGATAAATGTATTAGCAAGTAAAGGAGGTATTTCCAAATTGATTATAAATGATGCTATTCGATATTATGATAAAATTTCCAATGAAAAAACATACAGAGGATTAAATCGAGATGGATTATTAGCCGCCTCTATTTACATATCATTTAGTGTAAATGAATACCCCCGAACATCTAAAGAAATTGCGAGTATATTTAATCTAGACAATACAAGTGCTACAAAGGGTTGTAAAAATGCGCTAAGTATTTTAAATGATATCGAAGAATTTTCCGAGGAAAAAACACAACTAAACAATTCTACTCCTAGTTCATTCATTTATAGATATTGTAGTAAATTGGGTATGAATCAAGAACTTACCCAGTTATGTTTATTCATTGCCTCTATTGTAGAATCTAAAGGACTCATTTGTGAAAATACCCCACATTCTATATCTACTGGAATTATTTATTTGGTTTGTCAAAAATGTAATTTGAATGTGAGTAAAAAAAATATTCACGAATTTAGTCAAATCAGTGAAGTGACAATCAATAAATGTTTCAAAAAATTGGAACAATATGAAAGTATGTTTTTACCTGAACAAATTAAAAAAAAATATAATATACTATGATATGGTTGACATAATATTTATTGTTCCATATAGAGATCGTGAACAACATAAATTTTATTTTTTGAGACATATGGAATATGTTTTAGAAGATTATGATTATGAAATCATTTTTGTACATCAAAAAGACAATCGTCCATTCAATCGTGGAGCAATGAAAAACATTGGATTTTTATATGCCAAAGAAAAATATTATAATTATAAGGACATCACCTTTGTATTTCATGATATAGATACATTACCATACAAAAAGAATTTAATTAATTATAATACAGAAAAAAATGTTATAAAACACTTTTATGGATTTACTTTTTGTTTAGGTGGTATTTTTTCTATAAAGGGTGAAGACTTTGAGAAAACAAATGGGTTTCCATCTTTTTGGACATGGGGATTTGAAGATAATACTATCTATCACCGAGCAAAGAAAAACAATATAGAAGTAAATCGCGACCAGTTCTATACCATTGGTAATATGAATATTTTGCATTTTGTAGATGGATTGTCTCGAACCATAAGCAAAGGAAGACCAACCATAAAGAATATAGAAAACGTACGAGATGGATTGGATACATTACAAAATGTAAGTTATGAAAAAAAAGAAAATATATTAGATGTAACCAATTTTGTATGTAGTCTACACATTAGTTCCAACACAGAACAAATATCTATATTAAAAAATAATCAACCTAAAAAAAAACCACATCCATTAGGGAAAATGTTTTTTTAGAAAAAATCACGTATAGTCTTGAAAATAGCTTGATTAGTTGTTTTCTTGGGTTCTTCTTTTTTTTTTATTTGTAAATATTGAATAATACATTCTTCTAGACTATATTTTTTTAACAATTCAATACATTCCTCTTTAGTATAGTTTGTTTGTCGCATTAAAATACTTATATGGTGATCCATTATTATCATTGTGTATATTATTTTTAAATATAAATATTATATAATGATATTGACAAGTTTATGTTCACCAGCACTATTATATTTAATTTTTATTTTGATACATGTGATAACCGAAATGGCAAATTTGAAATACAAAGAGGCAATAGTTAAATTAATTATAGGTTTATTATTTACCTTAATATTACAAGCATTTTGTATGCAAAATATGAAAATAATATCGTGGTTATTGGTTTTTATACCTATTATAGTATATACATATACAACGTTGATTATATTTTTTGTATTCGGTACAAACCCACAAGATAGAGTAAAAAATTATATTGTTAATTGATATAAATAAGTATTGCTTTATAGTATATGGGTGAATTATGGAGCAGTTGGACGTTCTATATTCATCTACAAAATACAAATGATTGGTCGTATGAAAGTTATTATAAACTATTCAAATGCGACCATTTAAATCAAGTCATAAGTTTGAACAACGAACTAGGTTGTGAAATGTTAAAAAAATCTCTTGTTTTTGTCATGAAAGATGATATACAACCTTTATGGGAAGAACCTAAAAATAGAGAAGGTGGTAGTTTTTCGTTTAAAATACATAACAAAGATATCGAGTTTGTTTGGAGACAAATACTATTTCATATAGTAGGAGGTGATTTAGTTGAAAATAAGGAAATATTACACCATTTGAATGGTATTAGTGTGTCTCCCAAAAAAACGTTTTGTATTTTAAAAATATGGATGAAAGATTGTACGTATAAAAATACCGATATTTTTATACCTATAAAGGGAGTAGATTATAAGGGATGTTTATTCAAAAAACACGAATATTAAATATAACCTATTATTATGTTCTGGAATCAATATGTTTCGATTAATACTTTTTTTATTTTGAATATTTACATTATGGTTTATTAAAATGAATAATACTTATTCAGACTATAAAATATATTTATTTAAAAATAATTTACTCACATTTTATGGTATATTTGCATCTATATTTGTGGTCTATAATATGCAAACTACTTATATTCATACAAAGATTACATCACAAGGGTTTTTATCGTGGAATTGGACCCAACATACACTATTATCTGTTTCCTTTTATTTATTCTTTTTATTTTTTTCTTTGTTATACAATCAATATTACATATCCTTAATATTCTTATTTATTTTTTTGCATTGATTCATTATATTGGTAAAGGGTATGGATCACTTTGGTGTTTGTTTGTCAATTCTATGTTTATATATTTTTTGATAGAACTATTGGTGATTCAACCAGGTATTGGAGACAACCCCAGTTTAATTTCACCAAGAGAAGCTACATTATATTTGATAATCAATGGCAAGTCATTGTCCAAATAGATTTCTATTTGATTACATAAATTCGTACACTTGATAAAATAATTCAAATTTTTCAATGAATAAAAACCTTGTATAATTTTATCGGTTTTTTGTATCATACCCATTTCCTCCGATTCTGTGCGTATAATTTCTGCACTTGCAAATGTACCCACACACTTGAAAATAAGTTGATTGTTGATAGATTTTATTTCTAATTTTTCAGAAATGGCGTTCAAGTCTCGAATAATTTTTTGAAAATCAGAAGAAGGTAAGTTAATGATAGATGAAAATTTAACATCAGGAATATCTAAATCTTCATTGTCAGGTTCAATTAGTTTTAGTTTTTGGATTTTACATTGTTCTTTGTTTTTATTTTCAAATTTTAGAGTCAAATTTTCAACAATACCGCTATTATAATCTTCTTCTTCAATATATATGCTTAGTGTTTCATCGTTATCAATTGTATTGATTAATTTGAATAAATGAGCCATATTGACACCAATTATAATCTTTTCTTTGTTACATTGAAATCGTTCAAAATGATCGCTTAACAAATGTAAATGGACTAAAATTGTATGTGATTTATCCATATTTACTATACGCATACCATCTTTTTGAAAAATAATGTTAGTTTCTAATAAAATATCTTTCAATGCTGTAATCAAAATTTTAAATGGAGATATTTGAACAGTTTGAATCATTAAAATTTCATTTGTCATTATAAGTAATTCATTAATTATTATTTATATTGTTATTTATAATGAATAAAAAATATATTCCAAATAGTTTGAATGTCTATGATAAACGTAAACAAAAACGCGAACTAATGAAATCTATTAAAATGTATAAAAAAAATAAATATTATACACGAAAACATATGAAGTCATTTCGGTCAAAACCATCCAAACATTTGAAAAAAGTAAAGATGATGTACAATATAGAACCATTAGTAATCAACAAAGAATTAATAAAAAAAACTGGTTGTTCAAGAAAAATACTGAATAAAATAGTAAATAAAGGTATGGGGGCATATTATAGTAGCGGTTCAAGACCAAATCAAACGGCAAAGTCATGGGGTATGGCTCGTTTGGCGAGTGCTATTACAGGTGGTCCAGCAAGTAAAGTAGATTCCCATTTGTTGAAACATTGTAGTATTCCTCATACACATTGAACATTTAAAAATTTTACGTTTCAAACGCCGATTTTTAATTATTAAATAACATACATTTTTTCTTGTATATTATAATTAAAATGGGTAATTATAGTTGTGATAAATGTATCACACTACGATAAAGACTTAACTCATAAATCCTTGTGAAATACAAACAAATAAGATAAAAGCATTAAAA